AGCACCAAACCCTGAGAAGTTGAACGATCTTACACCACGTGCGAGAGAACCAAGTTTGAGTCCTAGTCCCTCTGGAACGGAAACACCTTCCCACCGTTTAATGGAATCTGCTAAATTACCAAGCGGTTCGGCCATTTCAGCGATGGAGCTAGCACCAAATCCTGAGAAAGTATTGAGAAGACCTCCCAAAGCAGTTTCAGCCATAGCACCACCCATAGCGGACAAGCCACGACCGATTTCATCCCAATCCATTGAACCGAATTTGATAAGAGCATTAGCGATTTCATCAAGGCCCTGAGAAGCCAAAGTAATTGTTCCTGCTCCAACAAGACCGGCAATACCAGTTAAAACACCAAGAGCACCCGAAATAGCGCCAACTTCGAGTAAAGCTCCACCCATAGCGACAAGACCTCTTCCGATCTCATCCCATTCCATCGAAGCGAAAGATTTAAGTGCCGTGGCAAGATCTTGAAGACCTTGTGTTGCAATCCAAATGGTTCCAGCACCAAACATACCGGATATGCCAGCGAGCATTCCTAAACCGCCACTAACAGTACCGACTTCAAGGAGTGCGCCACCCATAGCAGCTAAGCCACGACCGATTTCATCCCAGGACATAGAGCCAAAGCTAGAAAGAGCTTCCGCTAATTTCTCAAGCGATTGAACCGTTATAAGGATCGAACCAGAGCCGAGAATACCAGAAAATCCTGCTAATTTACCTAAAGCTCCGGTAACAACTCCTACTTCGGCTAAAGCACCACCCATAGCAGCTAATCCACGACCAATTTCGTCCCAGCTTAAATTACCTAGTCGTTCAAGATTCTCAGATATCTCGTCGAGAGATTGAACTGCTATGAGAATAGCTGTTCCACCGAGAATCGCTCCAAAACCAACAACTTTGCTGAGGATACCAAGAGCAATGATTAATTCAGTAAAAGCTCCTCCCATGGCAGTAAGACCTTTGCCGATCTCCTCCCAAGAAAGACCTCCTAATTTCTTCAAATTCTCAGATATCTCATCGAGAGCCTGAACAGCTATGAGAACTCCAACGCTGCCTAGAAGCGCACCGCCACCACCTACTTTACTAAGAATAGATAAGGCGGCATTAACTTCTAGTAAGGCTCCACCCATGGCAGTTAAACCACGAGCTATCTCATCCCAGTCTAATTCCGCGAAACCAACCAAAGCTTCTGACAACATTTGACATGCCTTGGCTATGGCTATTAAAGCGACGCTGGTTCTTAGCGAAATCTTAACGCCATCGATAATCTTTATCGCTACCGATAGCTCAATAAGAGCGCCACCAACACCGGCAAGACCTTTGATAAGTTCTTCCCAGCTTAAATCAGCAAACTTCACAAGTGCGTCGGATATAATGTTTACAGCTTCAGCCATAGCTATCATAGCAAGACTGGCTTTGATAGTACCCTTGGCATTAAACTTAGAAAGCGTTTTAGTCAAAGATTTAAAACCGGAATTCAAACTGGCAATCAGTAATCGGACTGTTACCAACGAATACGCTATCTGTTCCGGTTCAAGTTCAGAAATCTTCTGTAAAGACGAAGTTAAAAGAGTAACAGCTGTTGCAATACCGACAAGAGATGCTACTCGGATTCCTTCCGAAAATCCTTCCAAAGTATCGTGAACAGAACCAAGAATATCAGTAAAATTATCCTTAATACTGCTTCCGGAATCTCCGAAGCTTTCAAAAATCTCTTTTACTTTATCAATTAAACCGCTGAATTTCTTAAAGTCGATGAATATACCGCCACCAGCAAGTCCTGCGAAAACATCACCGGCAGAAATGCTCTCTCTGATCCAATTTACAATTTTACTTAAAACGTCGAATACTTTTGAGAAGGCATTTGAAATCGTTTCACCAATCGATGAGAAAACGCTTCCTAAGCCATCAAAACTTCCAATTACTGAACTAATTGTGTCTCGAATTTTTCCTAAGAAACTGCTCAGACCATCACTAAACGCTGAGAAAAAGTCTCCGGTTTTAGCAGAATTATTTAACGAATATAACCAATCTCCAAAAGAAGCGGTAAGTTCTAGAATACCGCCACTTAAATCACCAACGCCACCTAAAAGCTCACCAAAAGGACTAATAAATGCTACAATGGCCTGTTTTCCAAGACTAAAGACAGAAAATAACCCTCTGAAACTACGTTGAACTCGATCCAACGTTTCCTCAGAAGGTTTGAGAGATTGAACAAAATTATCAACCGATTTGATAATGTCAAGAAGCTGATCAGAAGTCATAGGTGGGAATACATCTTGCCACGCTTTCCCCACAGCTCCGAAAATATCAATGAGACTATATAAACCAGTTTTTAACGATTCGATGAGTATTTCTCGTCCTTGTGGAACAGCGACATCGTCCATAAACTTTTTAAGCGATCCACCGGCTAATTCAGCTTGTTTGGATAGCTCACGTATGGACAATACTTGTTCCTCGGTATATCCAATACTCATCAACTGAGCATCGGTTAAATCATTTAGAGCAATCTTCTGCCCTTCAGTATCTTTGGTAACAAGATTCTGAATCTCGGAATACTCATACCCAGCTTCCGTTAACGCTTTTAAAATATCATCGTTAGTTTTGTAATCACCGCTAAGTTCGTTAAGCTTCTTAGCTACTTCAGCGGAAGTTCCAGTCATAGATATGAGTGCTTTATCCAAGATTTCGGACGAGATTGCACCATTTTTAAACGCTTCTTCGAGAGATCCGTATTCTTCTACAATTTTGTCGAAGTCTTTTACTTCAGATTTACCAATTTCAGAAACTTTGGTCTTAAAGTCATCAGCTGATAAACCAGCTTCATTGATCCCATCGGTTATCTTCTTCCAGTTGGAAGTCATGGAATCGTACAACAACGTGTTTCTAGCTTCGGCTGAACTATTGATGATTCCGCCAAAAGTATCAGATAAATCTGTTAACAAGGTTCTAGCTTCTTCGAAGTCACCTATAAGAATTTCCCAGGTTTGAGTCCATCCAGACTGAAGAGATTCTTTTAAAGTATCGAATAACTGTGTAACGGTTTTTACTTTAGTCGCAGCATCATTGGCTGTTTGAGCCATACTCTGAATATTCTTGATCTGTGCTTCCGTAAAACCCATAGCAGCTAATTCTGCCGTAGACAAGTCACCTGTAAACTGACGAAGAGTATTAAGCAATACCTCCGCGTCTAACCAACCAGTTCCCGTCTGAGCATTGATAGAATCTCGGAACGATGTCGTAATATTTTGTGCTCTAAAAGTTTCCTCAGAAACACCTTGCATTGCAGCAGCAGTTCTGATAAGTGCGTCCTGGAATACTTTACCACCCATACCAGCGTTTACAACCGAGTTCCAGTCTTGCAAGTTAACTGTACCAGCGGCCAATGCCTGAGATAACTGATACATTGCTGTGGATGCCTGAGCACTTGTTGAGCCTGACATTGCCGCCAAGTTCGCAATACCTTTGATGGCTTCAGCTGAATCCTTCAATCCAACACCAGCCGCCGTAAATGTACCAATATTCTTGGTCATTTCGGTGAAATTATAAATAGTCTTGTCGGCGTAAGTGTTCAGATCGTCTAATGTTGCGTTTACTTGTTCAAGAGTTGTTCCAGCATGAGAGGTGTTGGCCAAAATTGTCTGAACAGCATTGATCTGAGTTTCATACTCTTGAAAACCGGATAGAACGGGATCAATCGTTAATGCGGATATAATTTGTTTACCAGCATTAACGGCAGAGTTAGTAATATTAGCAAGAGCTGTTACAGCTACAGTTTGAAGAGCTGAAAACTTAACTTGTACGGCTTCAACTCCCTTGCTAATAGCCGACATATCTACCCTTTTAGCAGCTGAACTTACATCATCTAAACCTTTCGTGGCTCCAGTAAAATTCAACTTCTGCTTAAGTTTATCGATAGTAGACATGGTGGTTGCGGTCGCCGATTCGAATTGCTTATTATCAAACCGCATTTCCACAACTCTTTGATCAATCGTCTTGCTCATGATTTGGTAACCTCCCTCCATGTCTTATTAAGAATTTCATCAAAAATGGGCCGGATCGAAGGATTAATATAATCTCGTCCTTCTACCCAGCCACCGGTTCCAGTTGCATGTCCATACTGTATGATTATTGCAATCGGAACTCCATTTTGAATGTTTGAATTGTTAAATCTGATCGAAACTTGTCCTTTCTTGTTTTCGATCTCGTAGTACCAAGAAGTAGCCGTCTTACCCGAATCAACAGGAGTTGCAGACGCAAGAGCGGCTACACCTTCGCGACCATACTTGTCCAGATCACCTAGATGAACAGCTTCTTTAGCTCTTTCTAAAAAGTGAGTCAACTTGGAAAAGTCGCC